CCGCTGGTAACGATCTCAACACCATCATGTCTAGCACCCAAATGGTGACTATCACTGGTGGCGGCACTTCTGGTGATGCGCCTACTGGTGGCAACATTACCGGTGAGATCTTCTACTACGTTACTGACCCATTGCTCGGCCAGCAAAGCGCCTAATTAATCTCGGGGGCTTCGGCCTCCGGTTTTGACCTTCAAGGAGATTAATTATGGGTATGCAGTATGACGTAAAGTCGTTTCACGCAACCGACTCATCGCTCGCGTATGCGAGTCGCGTTCGGTTGAAGGGTGTGGTAATTTCGCCCTCGACTTCGACGACTTTTAACTCATGCGTGGTTGATACTCAGGGTGCGTTGTCGGGTACATACGATATTCCGGGGTCAACGACTTGCACCATCACCATTGCTAACCACGGGTTGTCAAACGGTGACACGGTTGGGCTTAACTTCACCAGTGGCACAGCGGTTGACGATTCGTATAAAGTCTCAAACGTAACGACGAATACGTTTACGATCACTACAGCAAGTTTGACCACCAGCGGTAACGTGACAATGTATCCCAAGGTGCTTGTTGAGTTGGACTGCTCTTCTGGCACGGCGTTTTACACGCTGATACCGGGCGAAGGCATTCTTGCGCAGGAAGGCTTGTTTTGCTTGTTGCCGTCCACCACTGTAACGATGACCATTTTTTACGGGTAATGCCATGATGCAAACAGACGTTAAGTCAGCCCGCGCAGCAAGCACAGGACTGCTTGTAACGCAGGCCCCTGTGCGACTGAAGTCAATTACGGTGACAAGCGCAACTGTGTCCACAAGAAGCACTTGTGTATGTGATCCATCCGTTCAGAAATCTGGCACTTATAGCCGCACAAGCCCAAGTGCCACAATCACTGTAACCATTGCAAACCACGGCCTTGAGACTGGTGATCGGGTGTTTTTGGACTTTACGTCTGGCACAGGGCGGGATGGCGCGTACACAATCACAAAGACAGGTGACAATACGTTTACTTGTGCAGATGCGGCAACTACGACCACAAGTGGTAACGTCACAATGTACAGCAGTATTGCCTTGGAACTTACCACCTTCAATACGATTGGCTTGCCAGTGATTATTCCCGGCGAAGGCATTTACTGCCCCAATGGCATTTTTGTTGGCTGTGGCTCATCTGTAACAGCAACGGTGTTTTATGGTTGATCAAAAACGTGTAAGCCTTGAGGGCCGCAAACTCTTTATTGGTATTCCTGTTTATGACGGGAAGATCAGTATCAAGCTCGCTTACACGCTTGCTCAGCTCATGCCAAAAGCATTGAGCTTGGGTGTCTCTGTAAAGCTTGGCCATGTGTCAGGCTGCTCCATCATTACGATGGCGCGCAACATGCTGGTGGACCAGTTCCTCCAGTCTGATTGCACAGAGCTCTTATTCATTGATGGCGATGTGCTTGCAGAAGCCGACGACATCTTGCGTCTTATGGCGCAAAGCGGTGACAAAGACATCACTGCTGGTTCATATCCCCGCCGCTCAAGGGACAGAAAGTTCTTTATGGACTTGTACTTTGACGAGAACAACGAGCTCGAGTTTGATGGCGCCCTGATGCGCATCAACCGCGTTGGCACCGGCTTTATGTTGATTCGTCGCAATGTCATTGAGACAATTGCTGAGAAGTCTGAGAAGTACTTGGGTCAAGATGGTGTTGGTAACGTTGCCAGCGTGTTTGACTTCAAGCTCATGGACGGCAAGTTTGTGGGTGAGGACTACGCATTCTGCGACAAGGCGCGCGATCAGGGCTTCAAAGTGTGGCTGGATGTAGAGATCAGCTTGCCTCACGTTGGCCAAGAAGAGTTCACAAACAACTTCTATCAAGAGGTTTTGACCCCGTTGATGGAAGACATGCGTAAAGCAAAGCTGAAGGTGGCAAATGGCTAAGAAGACACCATCTCTTGCGGTCGGCAGAGGAGAAAAACTCCCTGTTTCAAAGGGTGCTGGGTTGACGGCTAAAGGTCGCGCCAAGTACAACAAGGCCACGGGCTCAAACTTGAAGGCGCCTCAGCCTGAGGGCGGTGCTCGCAAGAAGTCTTTCTGTGCTCGCATGTCTGGAATGCCTGGTCCCATGAAGGACGAGAAGGGCAAGCCGACCCGTAAAGCAGCATCTTTAGCAAGATGGAAGTGCTGAAATGGAAATGATGTTATGGAACACTGCATTAACGATCATCCTTGCGCTGATCGGTATTTATGCACGCTCCAAAGACAAGGAGTTTCAGGATGCTAAAGCAGAACTCGCTCGCGTCACGATCCTACTTAATCGCACAAGAGAAGAAGTTGCGAAAGAGTACGTCACCAAAGTCGAAGTCCATGCTGACATTAACAGGGTCTTGGACCGCCTTGATAGGCTGGATGAAAAACTGGACCGTCTTATGGAGAACAAACATGCCAGCGGTAAGTGAGAAACAAAAGCGTCTGATGGACGCAGCAGCGCACAACAAATCCTTTGCTAAAAAAGCTGGTGTGCCTCAAAATGTTGCTAAGGAATTTAGCGAAGCTAGCAAGGGTATGAAATTCCGCTCTGGTGGGGCAACCAAACAGGGCATCAACTCGCCGAAAACCAATCACGGTAAGAAGGCACTTTTCAAAGAAGGAGGCCAAACCATGGCTACTATGAAGAACGTTAAGCCCACCGCAATGGGCAAAGTGAAGACAGCCGCCCCTAGCCGCGATGGCGTTGCTACCAAGGGTAAAACCAAGGGCACGCAAATCAAGATGGCCGGTGCTCCTATGGGCATAAAAAAAGGCGGCGCAACCAAGAAAATGGCATACGGCGGTAAAGCCTGCTAATTAGGAGCCATCATGGCAACACGCAAAACTAAACGCTACGACGAAGGTGGCGTAACAAACGACGATCTTGAGGCGGCAAACGCTACGGAAGACCCGATTGAAACGCTGAACAAGCGCAAAGGTTGGACCGACACCGGTGAAGAGGCTATGCCAGCCAAGAAGATGACCTTCAAAGAGGCTTTTGCTTCTGCTCGCAAAGCTGGTGACAAGACTTTTCAGTTTGAAGGCAAGAAGTTCACCACCGAAACGGCTGGTGAAAAGAAGCCCGCCAAGGTTACTGACACCGGCGATGAGACATCTCGTCTGGCCGCCCGCACAAAGAAGCCTGAGCTCAAGTATCAGTCTTTGTCTGACCGTGCCCGCGGCTACGAAGAAGAGCGTGCCAAGTCTGGTGTTGGCATGTATGGTTCTACCAAGCGCGAGAAAGTGCCGGCGGAAGACCGCATGCTCAAAGATGCCCGCATTCGCAAGAGCGAGCAAACAGGCATGGGCTCCATGAAGTTCTCCAAAGGTGGATCGACTGCATCACGCCGTGGTGACGGCATTGCTCAGCGTGGTAAGACACGCGGAAGGATTGTGTAATGGCTACCAAACAAGAAACTCCAAGCTGGGTGGAAAACGCCAAGCAAGAGGCCCGTGACCGCGAGAATCAGCCAAAGGTTGATCGTGCTTATGAGAAATCTCGCACCACACCTTTCAAGGCTGGTGGTAACGTTTCCACGAGCGCTTCCAAGCGTGCAGATGGCATTGCCCAGCGCGGCAAGACCAAAGGCACCATGGTGGCCATGTGTGGCGGTGGCTACATGAAGGGCAAGAAGTGAGAGCGAGTCGCGGAATGGGAGACATCAGCCCTTCAAAGATGCCAAGCGGTAAGCGTAAGGCCCGCCGCGACGACACGGACTTTACTCAATACGCCGATGGCGGAAAGGTAGGTTTATATGCAAACATTAATGCAAAACGTAAAAGAATTGCTGCAGGGTCTGGCGAAAAGATGCGCAAGCCTGGTAGCAAAGGTGCGCCAACGGCTCAAGCGTTCGTAAACTCTGCAAAGACTGCAAAGAAGTAAACCATGGCATACACATCCGGAACCGCGGCATTCAATCTTGACCTGAATGATTTGGTCGAGGATGCGTTCGAGCGTTGCGGCGCTGAGCTTCGCACGGGCTATGACCTGCGCACGGCCCGCCGCAGTCTCAACATGCTCACCATTGAGTGGGCTAACCGTGGCATCAACCTGTGGACGATTGAGCAGGGCCAGATCGTACTGAACACCAATCAGATCCAGTATTGCATTCCCAACGATACGATTGACCTGTTGGACACTGTGATCCGCACCGGTTCGGGCGAGACGCAGATCGACATCAACATCAATCGTATTAGTGAAAGTACCTACCTAACCATTCCAAACAAGTATGCTCAGGGCCGCCCCGTGCAGTTTTGGATCAACCGTCAGACTGGTGCTGTAAACCTTTCCACGGCCACGCTGGACGGCGCCATCTCGGCCACAGATACAACCATCACGGTCAACAATGTGTATGCATTGCCAACCACTGGGTTTATCAACATTGGTTCTGAGACCATTGGCTACCAGAACGTTAACAGCGAAACAGGCCAACTGCTGAACTGCTTCCGCGGTCAGAACAACACCACGGCTGCCAGCCACGCTAATGCGGCTGTAATCTATGTAAACAACCTGACCACTGTAAACGTTTACCCAGCGCCAAATGCGCCAGGAAACCAGTACACCTTGGTCTACTACCGCATGCGCCGCATTCAGGACGCAGGCAACGGCGTGAACATTCAGGACATTCCATTCCGTTTGATCCCCTGCATGGTGGCTGGATTGGCTTTTTACCTGTCTCAGAAGATACCTGGTGCCGAGATGCGCATGCAGTGGCTGAAGGCCGAATACGAACAGCAGTGGGAGTTGGCGTCTACTGAAGACAGAGACAAGTCACCTGACCGTTACGTACCGCGGAACATGCTGTATGCCTAATAAATTTGCGTCTGGTAAGTATGCGATTGCTGAGTGCGATAGATGCGCTCAGCGGTACATGCTTAAGCAGCTCAAAAGGCTGACGATCAAGACCAAGCAGGTGAACATCAAGGTTTGCCCTGAATGCTGGGAAGAGGATCAGCCGCAGCTGCAGATTGGTATGTATCCCGTAAACGACCCTCAGGCCGTGCGGGAGCCAAGACGGGATGTGAGCTACCTTGTTTCTGGTAACAGTGGCTTACAAACAAACGATTCTGGTGACACTACGACTGCAGGTTATGGGTATCCAGAGGGTGGCAGCAGGGTGTTTCAATGGGGCTGGAATCCTGTTGGCGGCGCAAGATTTTTTGATGTTGAATTAACACCAAATTATTTGAATCCTGTAGTGGAAATTGGTACAGTAACAGTGGTAACGACATAAGGAGTCGATGATGGACAAGAAAGACTTGAAACAAGATAAAAAGATGGTTGCTGCAGCAGTGCACAAGCATGAAAAAGCCAAGCACAAAGGTGCGCCTTTGACCAAGCTGAAAAAGGGTGGCCCTACCGGCATGGATATGCGCAAAGTTGGCCGCAATATGGCTCGTGCAATGAACCAACGCGGAGGCTAATATGGCCAAATTCAGTATGAAAAAAGGCGGCAAAGAAGTGGGACCAGCTTCCACTTATGCTGAGCCACACACCATGACAGGCAAGACTGTTCGAGCTGTCGTCAAAGAGAAATCTGGCGCGCAAGTGATGGACGAAATGAATATGGGTGTGGGCGGTATCAGCAAGGGTAACTATCCTGCCGAGAAGACCAGCGGTATTAAAATCCGTGGCACCGGTGCAGCTACTAAAGGCGTGATGGCACGCGGACCAATGGCCTAAGATGACCTACGACGAACTCTACGCTTCGATTCAAAGCTATACGGAAAACCAATTTCCGGATACATATCTTGCTGACGGGAGTGTTGTTGATACTGAGACCCAGATCAACACCTTCATCAAGCAGGCGGAACAGCGCATCTATAACACGATTCAGTTTCCATCGTTGCGTAAGAACGTCACCGGTACCACAACCCTGAACAACAAATACCTGTCATGCCCAGGCGACTTCTTGGCTGTCTATTCTTTGGCAGTGATTGACGCTACCGGCGCGTATGAGTATTTGTTGAACAAGGATGTGAACTTCATTCGTCAGTCTTACCCAAGACCGACAGACACATCTATTCCCAAGTATTACGCGCTGTTTGGCCCAACAACCACCAACGATGCAACGCCAGTCATCACTGATGAGCTGTCGTTCATTCTTGGTCCAACGCCAGACGCCGCTTACAGTGTTGAGCTGCATTACTACTACTACCCAGAATCAATCACCACCGCAGCTGATGGCCGCACATGGTTGGGTGACAACTTTGATTCTGTGTTGTTGTATGGTTCTTTGGTTGAGGCTTACACCTTTATGAAGGGTGAGACCGATATGGTTCAGCTGTACAACACAAAGTATGCTGAAGCTCTTGCAATGGCTAAACGTTTGGGCGACGGCATGGAGCGTCAAGACGCATACCGCAGCGGCCAATACAGACAGGCGGTGACCTGATATGGCGATTCAACAGGGCGCTACAAACACATTCAAAGTCGGAATGCCGAGCGGTGATTTTGACTTTGGTACAGACACATTCAAGATTGCGCTATACACGGCGTCTGCATCCATTGGTCCAGATACCACTGCATACACCACGGTTGGTGAAGTGGTGGCAACTGGTTACACGGCCGGCGGCGAAACGTTAACAGTCACTCAAACGCCAACAATTGGCAACCAGACTGGCAATGCCACGGCGTATATTTCTTTTGCCAATGTGACCTGGAATTCTGCGTTAACCGCTCGCGGCGCGCTGATCTACAAATCCGGTAGCGGCAACCCAACAGTCTGCGTTCTTGACTTTGGATCTGACAAGATTTCAAACGCAACTTTCACTGTGCAGTTCCCTGCTGTCACCAGCACTGCCGCAATTATTCGCATCTCGTAAGGAGTAAAAAATGTTTACCAACACAGCTAAAGCTGGCGGCGTTTACAAAGTGGTCTGCCACGACGCTGACGGTAACTTCAAGTGGGAAGAAACAACCCACAACCTCGTGGTGAATCAGGGTCTACAAGACATGAACACCAAGTATTT